CTTCCTGCATGGTCTTAACACCAGGGCGCATAGGATTAAGGTTAGGTTGCGGCTGGGGTTGAGGTGCTTGGGCCATCTGTTGTGGAGGAGGGGCCATGGGCATTGGTGCAGGAGGTGGCGCCATGGGCATAGGCATAGGCATTGGTGCGGGGGCCATGGGCATACCATCGGCTCTTCCCGCGCTCATACCCTTAGCAACATCCATAGGTATGGCTGAGGTTTCCGGTCTGCGAACCGACTTCATCGCCTCATCAATTAAGGGTTGGCTGGATGCAAGAATGCCAGAGGGCTGATCGGCCCTAGCCAGTTGGTTAAGCCGTGTCCGAGCGCCATCTTTGCGTTGAAACAACTTCCGATTAAAGACCTCATTCTGCATAACGTTGATCCCTTAACTATAACCGGAGAAGTTTTGATACGCCCCAAGGCCCATCGCGTTGCCCATAACAGCGTTAAGTGGGCTGGGTGATGGCACAGTGCTTTGCGTCAATTGTGTTTGACTAGACGGAACGCCACGGAAGATGTCCGACATAAAGTTGAACCTTCTGTAAGGCTCATAAGCCTGTTCCATTTGGCCCTGTCGCTGCACATCGTACTCACGCTGTTGCTGCTGCTGTTCCAACGACCCAATGTTATACAGAGCGTTAACGTCACTCTGCGCTGACTTCTGCGCCATGTCTCCCAAGGCTGCTTCCTTAGCACCCAAGCCGGCAATACCCTGACCCAGTTGCCCAAAGATCTGNCTGGCCTGTTGACCGCGGTTCATCTGGTTTTCAAAAGCAGACATGCCCTTGTTTGCCAAATCACTGCCCATGTTCACGATGCCCGTAGCAGCACGACCTTCCCGCGCCATCTGATTTTCAAACGCCTTACGTGCGCTTTCATATCCGGTCTGACGTAGTTGCCCAGCGGTTCTGCCCGACTGTGCTAGGATGTCTCGATTAAGCATAGCATTCTCTACGCCCATGCGAGATCCGCCAAAAGCCCCAGCCCCAGCCGCTGCGCCACCAATCTTGGCAGCACGTTCCTGTCCAGCCAGTTGAATATCGGCCAACGCCTGTTGAACAACAGCGTCTTCGTATGGGTTCATGTACTGATCGGCGCTGTCCGCAAACATCTGCGTTGTTCCGCGCAATCCTTCTTGGCCCTCGGTCACATCACCAGCATAGCCGCTTAGATCAAAGCCACCCGTAGTTCCCGCTAGTGAAGAAATACCAGAGTCATATGCTGTACCCGCTGTATCAAAGCTAGCCTCTGCTTCCCGCATCATGGGCTCGTAAGCGCCAATGCCTTCCCGACCAAGGCGGATTGCCTCTAGCTGGTTGGGAGTAAACTGCATGACATCCGGTGCGGCTACATCTGCAAGGGGAGATTTCTCGCTAATCGATGATACGTTAGCCAACAGGTCTTTCAGATATTTCTCTTGGTACTCCGGAAGGAACTGTCCCTGTAGAGTTGTTTGTGTCTGATCAGCCATGGCCCTATCCTATATTCCGTTGCATCGCGTACAATCGAGCGGCGCCTTTTTCTCTGTCCCCATCACCAACAGCCAGAACATCCTTTTCACGAAGAACAAACTCACCGTCAGACAACCGTGCTTCTTGTACCGGCTCTCCGTTTTGGTAGATCGTTGCGGGGATATCATCACTGGTGCCGGTCCCTGGTCCTTCGATCATGCCCCCTTGAGCGGCGTAACGCATAGGAGTAAACACCCTGCCTTCATAGTCAGGCAGTCTTTCTCCAGTGGCTAACTGTCTTTCTTGCAAGGGAGTGCTGGTTTTAACACCGTCAGGGTATCTGTTCTCGTCATACATCTGTAACGCTAGGGACGTTAGCAAGGGGTTGTCTCTCATTAATCCCATCAAGCCTGTTCCGCCACCGCCGGCAGGTCCACCGCCAAAAATGTTTCGACCCAGTGATGCAATCCCACCGCCGCCGCCGCCACCCGCCATTCCGCTAAGAGGCACAGCTTTACCCGCCGCACCCCCTGCTTGAGCCAAGGCCGCGGGACTTGCAGTGCTCATCATGCCGGCACCCTTTAGGGCGCCAAGGCCCGAGTTGATTGCCGTGCCGCCAAAGAACCCTTTTAAACCACTGCCCAAGATGTCTTTAAAGTCTCCACCCTGCGCGGCTTCGGTAGCGCCTACAGCTAGAGCTGCGCCCATTGGTCCGCCAACTGCAAGGCCGGCTAACCCAGCTAATGATTTTATAAGACCCATGGCTTAAATCCTTTTGACATCATACTAACAGAACGTAGTTTTCTTTTCCACGCCTTTATGCAGTTACAGTTACAGACCCAACGGCACCCGTTGCAAGCACACCTAACAAGTTTGGTTGGTTTGCGATAGTTATCTTTACAAAGCCATTGTGTTGAAACAAAGACCCTGTTTCCAAACCCTGATCACTATTAGGTAATGCTGTAAGCACCAGGGCAGTATTTCTACCTTCACCGGGGTTTTGACTCTGGTCTAGAAAAACAGAAAATGCCCGTAGTACTTCGTTAAAGTACCCTTGGCTGTATTCGGAAGGAGGTATTGGAAAAAACGGGCGAACTAAGTTTCTAGACATTAGCGCCTACCATCAGGTCTAATCTCAACTCGAGGTGTACCTAATCTCCAACCCATTTTCGTTTCAGTGCTTTCAATCTTTAAATTAAAAGACCGCCCACGTAACCGCGTCCTTACTTCCGTTGTGAACTGTTCAACAGGAACAGAAGAAGTTTTACCTACGCTGCTTGCGTCTGTGTTCAGATATTGACCCCCTGGAAAGTTTCTAACACCTAAAGTAAATGTGACCGCGGGGGTGGTGGTCGTAGAGTTTCTAAACGTTATGTCCGGAATAATTCGAGATAGGAATGCAAACTGATCTCCATCCCCTAAACTCATCTGGCTACTTTCAATACGAGAGTTTATTGCGGATGCTGGCACAGTGCTTCCATCATCAAAACCAACTTCGTGGCTGTAAAGATAGTGGTCGCTGCTTGCCGCTAACGGTGTTTTATCAACACCTCGGTCAATCCAAAAGGTGCGATTAAGAACACCATAGTACCAGATTTGTTGCGCGTAATTAAAAACAACATATCTATCGTTTTCTTCGCTGCTTGCAGAAGGGTAAAACCACCAAACCTCCGAGAAAGAAGAGTTAGTGGCCGCAGAAACTTTTTCAATTTGGTCTTCATTAAAGTCTGAAAAGACGTAATCTCTAACGGTGCAAGGAATCCTCTCCACCGCTCCTGAGTATACATAAAATTCATTTCTTCCCATCCAAAACACGCTGTCGTTAACAGCAACAGCACACATGGGACTAGCCGTGGTAATGTTTTCAGAAACGGTGTTTATACCAAATACAAACGGCGGTCCAAGGAACTGCATGGCATGAAGGGATACATCTGTAAAAACCAAGATCTGTTGGCGCGTTTCAACAGCCAATATAATCTTAGAACCTGAACCCAAACGTAAGTCTCCAGCAGTGTTTGTTGTTTCAGCCGCCCAATCAGTCAAACTTTCTTGGCTACTAAACCGAATAAGCAACGGGTCTTGTGTTCCAATGTTTGTTTCTGGGTCACAGCCAAAAGCAATAATGTGACGATCTTTATCGGAGACTAGGATTTGGTTAGCAATGGTGGGGGTTTTGTTTGCGTTTGCTAGACCAGAAAGTAAAACAGCGCGGTTGTTTAATCCTGAAGATTTATCCCAATAATATATTCCTCCATCCCGCACATTTAGTAACAAGTCTTCGCCAAAATTATCATGGCTCCAAATACGCATCGTATCACCAGAAACCGTTAAGTCTGAAGCAGAGCCCCACGTACCACGACCCCATACTCCTGCGCCCCACCCTGAACCTAATACAGAGGTGTCTAGACCAACGTTAATTTGATACGCTCCAACAGCAGAAGCACCGCCGTTGCTACTGTCGCTGGTGTTAGCAAAAACAAACGTGGGGTTTAAACCCGAAGTCGTAGTAATTTCTTGTATTGTAGCAACAGATCGAGCCTCAATCTGAAAAATATTAGCGTTAATGATCCGTGTAACTTGGTACTCTTGGTTAAGCACCGCTGCGGTAATTACCCCACCAAGGGATGCCGCCCCTGAAAATGTAACGAAGTCATTCACCACTGCGCCGCTTCCGTCTGGATCAGTCACAGTTAGTGTTGCACAAGTAACAGAAGCACTGTTTGAATGAGATGCTGCTGTGGTTCCATTAACCCCGCGCACACAACCAGTTAATGTTGAACTTGTAATCCCCGCATAGTTTATTTGTTCTGTGCCAATCTTAATAAGACCACCGCCTGTTGGAAAACCCGTCACGCTGTTTAAAATAATAGATGACGTTGAAGCGTTTATTGCCCCGTTTAATGTATCTGCCCCCGCGGCAAACGTAACAGCAGAAGAAGCAATTCGTATTGGAGTTATATCGTGGTAAGACCCGCCCTCATTAATATAATATTTAAATGAAGTACCGACACCAATTAGCTTATCGCCTGACAAAGTCACCCAAGGATGCAATGCACGGCAAGTTCCTAGAAAGTTATATACAGACTGACGTACCCAACCGCCTATTTTTTCAGGGAAGCCCATACGAAAACGAACCTTGTCGCTATCAAACCAACCACCCTCATTGCTATACGAAGTGGTTTCTCGGTTTATTCCGGGCTTAAACTGTAGCTTTGTTAACGGCATATATCACCTCTGAAAAACTACGCCGAGACGCGCTCATTTATATCTGCCATTAACTAGGTTCCGTGGGCCATGTAACTGAATTTGGAAATCCTGCTTGCGTTGGTACATCCCGCAGTGCTTGTCTGTAGGTGCGCCACTCGTCTGACATTGTTACATCACTGTTAGCCATCCAATCGCAAGCCGCTAGTTTGGCGTCACGTTTTTCTCTTGTATATACAGCAATTGCGTAGTCAGGGTCGTACGGTGGAAACTCAGCGTCCCAAGCGGCTTCTTCTTCCGCTGTAAACTGTACGTCTACACCATCAATATTGTGAAATCTTGGCATAGTAATCTCCTCTACTTATTAAATCCGTACACATGGATTGTTCCAGAGGAAAAGTTTCCTCCTGACGATGGCCCTGACGCTAGATAAAACTGGATACCATTGACTACAGTAGTGGCGGTGAAAAGACTATTTCTATTAGTAGAGGTCATACCAGTGTAATCGTCGCCGCCTTTGCAAACTAAAGAGGTCAGCAACGTGTAGTTATTTGTATTACCAGCACCGATTAACGTGATGTCGCCACTTCTTAAATTTTGCGCGGCGGTTGCGCCACCGCCGGGTGAAAGCTCCATATATGCTCTAGTAGCGCCATCTGTGTAATAAGTGCTTGATGTAAGGTAGCTGGACCCGCCGTCTGTACTAACGCGCGCGCGGAGGGTTACGTTTGCTGATACTGGTTTCAAATCAACTTTAAACACATAAGAACTGTATGCGCTTGCATCAAAACCTGTGAAGCTTAGTGTCGTACTATTGCTTGCCGTTAAAGTTGCAAGTAACTCCGTACCGCCACCTCCCGCTTCAGCCCAAGTTAGCCCACCTGTGTTGCCTGATTGCGCTGACAAGAAATATCCGTTAGTTGGGCTGTTGCTGACCTTGAGATTGGCCTCATCAACTACATTATTAGCGATGGTCAATGCGCCAGAGCCAGTGACCTCTCCTGTGTGTGTCGCATTAGTAGTTTTAGCAGTGTTGGCTGTAATCGCATTTGCTTGGCTGGTTGTTATTCCAGTTTTAGCAGTGTTGGCTGTAATCGCATTTGCTTGGCTGGTTGTTATTCCAGTTTTGGCAGTGTTAGCTGTAACGGCGTTGTTTAACGTCTGCAAGTCTACGCCGTCAACGGTGCCTGAGACTACTATGTCGCCTGAGACTGTAAGGTCATCTCCTACCGTAATATCACCAGACACATTCAGATTAGTAACGCCCAACGTGCCAATCTCAGCCATAGCTGCGCCAGAACCTGCACCATCTGAATAAACAACCTTAGTTTGACCCGTTGGAATTGTTACGTTGGCCCCAGAGCCTTGCGAGATAATAATGCTTTGAGAGCCGCTTGTGCCGTTCTCAATGTACCATGTTTTGCTAATAGAGTTGGGCGCGATTGTAATAGTGCAGGTACTGTCTAGCGTTCCTGTATACTTCAAATACAGAGAGCGGCCCGGATCGGTAGCTCCATCTGCAATCGTAGTGGTGTGCGTATCTGCGTTGGTAGTAATGGCTTCGGTGCCAAAACTAAGAGCCTCTGCAATTAGCTCAAGGTTTGTGTTGGTTGTAGCGCCCCATGTACCAGATTGTTCGCCATCGCCAATCTCTTCTAGCCGAAGATCATTTCCATATGTACTAGCCATGTGAGTTTCCTAAGCAGATAAGTTGTTTTCTTTGTACCGCGTCAACTGTTAAGACGCAATCTTTTTCCAGTTTGGAGTAGAGCTAGGAGATACAGGCGTCCAGTTTGGAGTAGAGCTAGGAGATACAGGCGTCCATTCAGGGCTTTGTATTGGAACTATTTTGCTCCAAACAAATGTATTACCTACCGCCCCTACAGCAGATACGCCTGTTACATTTTGA